TGTAATTCAACTCTGCTGTCGTAGCTGTTGTGCTAATTGTTAGGTCTTGGAATGAAGATCCGTTGTATATCCGTCCAACATCACTTGTAGTATTAAAATACCAGTCACCAGCATTTAGAGCATCGCCGTCATTATCTGTTGTTGGATCACTAGACTTTGCGCCTAGATAAACATCGTCAAAAGCATCCAAAGACGCTGCTGCCGCTGTTGCGCTAGATGCCGCCGCTGTCGCAGAACTTGCACTAGCTGTTGCCGAACTCGCACTAGCCGTAGCCGAACTCGCGGCTTCTGATGCCTTTGTTGTCGCAGTATCCTTGTGACCAGAGGCTGTTGAAGCACTTGACGCGGCTGCTGTGGCACTTGAGGCGGCTGCTGTAGCAGATGTAGCGGCAGACACCGCATCAACCAACAACGCAAAATGGGCTGTATCTGTAAGCGCATCACCAATTACAGAATCAGCAATACAAATGTATATGTTGTTTAACTGTGCAGTCGTGGTTGCTTTCATAATGTCACGCACTTTGAAAGCTACAGTAGTTGTTGTCGCGCTATTACCTTTAAAAGTACCAAGCTCCTGCGTAACGCTAATCTCACCGCTACTATCAAATGCTAGTATCTTATTAGCACGATCTGTTGCACCCACAGTAAACTCAGTGGAAGTCATTGTGTTTGTGCGTGATAGTTTTATAGAGCGATCTGTTTCTTCTTGGATCTGCTGTGTTAGGAATGTCAGCTTATCTAGTGCGTTTTCATGTTCTTCCGCAGGAAACGGATCGTTTGGAGTATAATCCGTTGTCTGTGTAAGTGCTGCACTACGCCGAATAACTATCGTTTGTCCAGATGCAGGGGCTGTACCGAAAGTGATGTTGCCCCCATTCGCACTTCCAACACCTGACACCGTGTAATTGGTTGTTTTGCTTTGCACGGCTTCCGCGCCAGTCGAATCAGTACGCAGGATAACTGTGAGATCATCCTCATCAAATACCTTAAAGGTATAAGCAAACGCTGTTGTGCTACCATTTCCACTGTAGCTAACCTTAGTTGTGGTACTGCTGACTGTCATCTTATGTCTCCAAACGGTTTCTTAATATACCAAATATTTAGCGTTTTAGAAAGTAGGTTAAAGTTAATCCAAATTATCGTACTTAGGCTGTAGGTCTACCAACTTTTGTAACCCAGCCTTTATTCCAAGAGCGTTTTGCAAAGGCGCAATAGAATTTAAGGCACGTTGCTGACTTTGTGACCATTGGTAGTCTGGGTTTAACAAAGCTCTTGAACCACCAGTAATTACAGTATGGGCTTTTTGCCCAAGGTCAACTACGGGGACTCCTGTAACCAAATTTGAAGCCAAGCCAGTTGTTCTGCCATAAGCAAAAACAGGTTGGTCTAAATAGAAAAGCGCACCTGAGTCAACCATAGCAGGGATCAAAGAAGCCCAAGAGCTACGCTGGAATGCCGCCTTACCTATTTCTTTAACTGAAAGCCGTTCATCTAGGTATTCTTGTTTATCCTCTCTAAATTGTGCATTTAAAGAAGTCTGACCTATGTAAGAAGCCCCAGCAAAAAATACAGATGTGTACATTGCTGTAGCAGCCCTAAAGTCTTTTGCAGACAATAAGTTTAAGGTTTGTTTTTCGTAAGACACCAGCATAAATGTACGGAACTGTGTAAGAAGCTTGCCCCAGGTAGTAGTCATATATTTGTTAAGATTGCCTACATCATTCTGCTGAATACTGCGTCTTGTCCAACGTGATATTGCTAGAACAAAAGCATCTCTTGCTGCTTCATCTTGCCAATTTGACAAGTTAATGGATTTTACTTTTCTATTTTTAAAAAATGCAGAAGGGGTGGTTACGGCGTTTTCTCTAATCTGGTCAAGGACTTTTCTTGTCATATCCTCATCCAAGCCAAGGCCAGCTAATCTTTTTGCCGACAATTTGCGAGATGTAAATGCTAAGTCAGTTATTGTTTGCACAGCCATACGTCCAGCCGCACGTTCAAGAGCAAGCGTTATGGGAGCCATACCTGATATATCTGCAACAATACGTTTTATAGGTTGGATGCCAAAAGATGCTTTATCAATTACATCGCCTCTGCCACGCACAAACAAATCCTGTGCATCGTATCTATTCATTGATTGATTTATTAATCTATCCGCACCAATGCCAGCAAACGCCTCAAGATCCCTAGCTACAGAATCGTCAAGTTCTCCATTTTTTGCTCTTTTAAGCATGGATCGCATCTCAGGCATTACTTGTAGCAAGCCCCGAAACCCACCTATAGCCAATGCGTTGCCTAATTCTGCCACCTGTGCAAACCCGACTTGGTTCATCAAACGTATAAAATTATAGTCTTGAGCAAGCCTTGCAAGCCTTGCAGATGTGCCAGTAGGGTTGCTAATTAATGGTGAGGTTCTTCCTAAGATCATATTGTACAATACGTCTATAGTTTCTAAATCACCTTTAATCTTATCTACAGACCCTGCGCCATGCACAGAAGCGGCATCATCTCCTATTCTTTGGACAAGGCGTTGATAATCACCATCAGATCTAATCCCTTTTTGCGCTAACGCTATACGTCCTTCCATCTGAGTTATATAAGCAGAAAACACTTGCTCTGCGTCACGATCCATAAGGTCTTTGATACGGATTATATTGCCATTCTCAAGGTTTAACTCTGTGTTAATGTCTAGCTTTAACCGTTGTTTTGCACGAGATGGCAATCCTTGCCTTGGCTTATCAAACAAAGCTATAAGTCTATCTGCATCTGCCTGATCTAAAATATCCTCATCTACAAGAATATCTCGCAACACATCTTTCTGATCTGTCGAAAACACCCTAGCAAGGCCGCTGTCCATGCCAGCATCTGCTTTACGCAATTTTGTATTCATGCGGCTTGCCATTTTCATTGCAATTTCTTCATCTATTTCTGGCGTTCCACGCATTATAGATGTCTTCAACAGTTCTACTGCCTTATCTGTTCCGTATTTATTATTTGTGTCTGCAAATTTGTACGGACTCCACAAATGAGTAAAATACGTTAAATCTTCTGGAATTGAGTCAAAGCCTTTTACTTGCGCTTTTTTTGCCCTGCCTAATACATCTGCAAATATTTCTGACTGTCTTGCCGCCGCCCGAACAACATCTGGGTGATGATTAAGTTGTGGGCTTTCTATAGCGTCTGCAACTAATTCTCCAAACTGTTGCCGTGTGCCGCCAAATGTACGCTTCAAATATCCGATGCCTTGGCTCTTAGCCCAATCAGTATAGGCAGTTTGATAGACTTGATAATACTTAGTAAAATCAGCTTTTGTGGCGTTTGTTTTAAGGATGTCTGCTGTAGACTCCATAACCTCGCCGCCTTTATTAAAGCCAACCGCATCTTCTCCAAGAATATTACCAGCATACCTTACAGAAGGGACTTCAGACTTTTTAAGCTGGCCTGTCATACTTAGCTTTGGTGCTGACGGTAAATCACTAAATGCTGGCTCACCTATGTCTAACAAGAAATCATTAGTATCTGTTCTTAAATCTGGTATTTGAACAGGGCGTGACCAAGGGTTTGCCATAGCACCAGCACTGGGATCAAATGAACTAGGCAACGCCACTTTCGGCAAAGCAGACTCAGGAATTGCTGTTTCTGTAATAAACCCTTTTTGCTGTATTACCTTACCAATATCTTCTACTTGTGCGTTTCTTGAGGCGGTGTCCATTGACTGCATAGCAGAAACAAACTCTTTGTCGCTTTTGCCAAGAGCCGCACCTATAGCACCACCAAGCACAAAACCCCCAGCAACGCCGTACAGTATATCATACGGGTCTTTGGTAGCGTTCTGTGATACTAGGTAAGACTCAATAGCCGCTGTACTTACTGCACCGCCAAAAGATCCTCGCAATGCTCTAGCAAGCCTTGTTGCCTTGTTACCCCATATAGCGGGGGCAGCTACACCCTCTGTTGCAACAGTCGCAAAAACAGCGGCAGGATCTAACATGCTTGCTGCTACACGCAAGCCAACGCCTGACCATCCGTACTCTGCAAGCTTTCTATCGTTTTCCATAGAAATTAAAACTTGGTTTCGCAAAGCTTTTGCATGTGCAAGGCTAGAAGAATCCAGAACAAAATCACGGTAATTTTCTGGGATGTCCTTAACTAATTCGCTATATGTTTTTTCATCTAACATAAAATCAGGATCAGGCTCAAACTCTGGTGAGTTTCTATACATCCAAGACATAATGTTTTCTTCGGCAAACGCAGCCTTTGCTGCATCCCCAAAATCAACAGATGACTCAAAGTCTTTCTGTGCTAATTCTGAAAGTACTTGTTGCTTTACTGGCTGTGGAACAAACGGCTGTCTTTTCAAAGGCATTTTTTCCATGCCTTCTGGTGTTAGATCTTCTGGCTTTATAACGTCAGTTTCTAGCTTTAGAGAAGTTTCGGCTGGGGCAACTCTGGTGCGTATAATACCTGACTCGTCACGCACTATGCCTTGCGTTGCTGCTGGCTTCTGCCGTTGCTCAAGAACATTAACATCATCTTCAAGGCTAATAAGTTCGCGTTCTTCTGGTTGCCTATCTTCTAATAAATCTAATTGTACGCTTTCTTCTGCTGCTGGCTCTTGAACTTGTCTGTCTTGAATTATAGGAGTTTCATCTTGCGCTAATGCAACAGGCTGTTCTTCCCGTGTTTCTATTATAGGTGTGTCATCAGCCACAGGCGCATCAACAATAGGCTTGCGCGTTTCTAAAATACTTAGATCTTGCTTGTCTGTTGGCTTTATTAATTCCATTGCATCAGCAAGTCTTGTTTGCTTTGGCATAGACACTGAGGAAAGGTCAAATGCTGTATTTAACAACTCAGGCTTAGTATATGTTTTTGCTACATTTGGCTTGTTTTCAAAGTTTATAACAGCAGATACTAACTTAGGCAGATCTTCTATTCTCGCCTTGTCTTTGCCAACCTTAGACTTTACAAACTCTGCATATTTCTGTGTAGGATTGTTGTCTGATGGCGGGGCATACTTGTTTATTATTTGGTCAATATCCCCGTCAAACTCATTTAGCTTTGACCTAAGATCAACAAACAATGCTCTTAAACCCATCTCAGGGGTGTCAAATATTACATACTGACTGCCATCAGAGGCTGTGTAAAACTCGCCTGTTTCACCAGCATAATCCTGCCCACCTCTAATATTGCCTGGATTGTTATATTTAATCGCCATTTGCAATCCTGTTATTTAGTAAACAAATGGGAACGCTTGGAACCCACTGTCTTGTTGAGTAGAGCCAGTTTGAGTACTGCTAGATGCACCCCTTCTTCTGCGGCTATCTCTTGTACTTGTCACGAACTCAGAACTAAGAAAGCCCTCTTGTGCATCTATAATTTCTTGTTCTTCCTCAAATGCCTTAACCTCTGACTCAGACCCTGTGTACATTGGTGCGCCTGTTGTTAATAGGCTTTGGTCAATATTGTAACCGTTTGCAATATCTTTTGCTGTCTGTCTAACTCTATTGTTAAACTTATCAATCCTAGCCTGATCCAGTGCCGCAGCGTCAGCGTTTAAGAGTTGCTTTAATTCAGTAGTAGTCCATGTAACAAACTTAACGTCAACAGGTGCTACAGCCTCATCAGTAGGCGTTTCTGCCACATCACTATAGATTGCACCTTGTACTGGTATGCCGCCATCACGCACCAAAACCCATACATTCGGGTCTGCCGTGCCTTGTACAATAGATAACTCAGAAGCCTCTAGCTCATCCTCTGCTATAATTGCTACACCAAGTTTCTTTTCATCGCGGAACTGAATAGACTGCGCTACAGCACGGTTTGCCATCTCATTAATATTATCTGGCAATCCAACGGTTTTGGGTGTCAGTATGCCACGCACAAGCACATGGCTTTTAACCATGTCTTGCTTTGCTGCCTCGACTGCCTCTTTCTCACCAACACCCAACCGTACATAATCTAATGCTCTGTTCTTTAACTTTTGCTGTACGTCTGATTTGTTCTGCAATTCTGTTGGCTGGTCAGTAAACAAAGAAACAAAGAAACTACCCTCTGTTTCAGAGGTAATACTTCTAACGCTTTGCTCAATAGCTTTTAGCGGGACTGTAACATCAATGTCTTTTTGCGCTGCTTTAGACACGTTTATCATTGCTTGCTCTAGTGTCTCGTATGGCAACCTTTGATTTACAGCGTCAAAGAATGTTCTATCAGCTTCTGTAGTGTGATTGTTTTGTACAGCAGGATAACGCCCCATAGCATTATATGTGACTAACGCGTCTTGTACTTGTTGAAACTCAGGAGTGCCTTCTTCTAAGACACCGCTTCTACCAACCGATGAGGCTTGACCAAAACGCTCTTTGAAAGGCTTGTAGACCACGTTGTTACCTTCAAGCAGATCAAACTGTACGTCCATTGCATTACGATTGTTTTTAGCAGCAAGTTGTGCAGCTTTAGACATTCCAGCGTTTATAACGGCATCCTTTTCTGACTCTTTCAAACCAAAAGAAGAAAGTCGCTTATTCATAAAGTCTTGAACGCTTACTTGCCCGATAGATTGAGCGTTTATCGCTTTAGATATGTTTTTTCTAGCTGTTGATATTTTGTCTAAAGTGGTTTGTGTATTATCACCTAATGAATCTATTCTTGTAGAAAACGCACCTCTGCCATCAAAATCCTGTGTTAGCAAAGCTTCGGCTGCTTTTAACTGCGCTAACATCTCTGGCACGTTTCCTAGTTTGTTTTCAGTTATTTGTCTGGCAATACCATCAACAGTCTGGTCAGCAGAGTCATAGATTATAGCGTCTACGTTTGATGCCTTTTGCCCTTTGCTAGACATGGAAACTGGATCATACATGCTTTTTGCAGAGGCAACTACACTATCGGGGCTTGCACCACTAGCAATGACATCGTTTATTTGAACTATCATGTCATTTGAAATGGTATCGTCTAGCTTAAGAGCCGCATCATTAAGCGCACTTGCAATCTTTATTTTTTGAGCATTTGGTAACTGAGATATGTCATACTCACCAACTACACCTTTATCATCTGTAATGGTAAAGTTATTACCATCCATTGCTTGTTGTGCCGCTTGCTTAAGCTGATCTTGTGTAGTGTTATCTTGAACAGCACCAATTCTTCCAATCAGGTTGTCAGTTATTTCTGCTACACCTTGATTATGGAACTGCAAAGCAAGACCACCCATTTGCAACCTTGCAGATGAGGTAAGGTTAGATGGGTCTATTGTTACGTCTTGTCCACCCAACTCAATAGTAATTGGCTTATTGCTTGTGTATGCCTTTGCTATTTCTGTAAGTTGATCTGGGCTTGCTGTAGAAGCAATATCTGCAATATTTCCTTTAGCCGACTCTAAGTTGTCAGAGTTTATAACTCTTTCACGCGCAGAGGCATTAGCTAACAAAGCTTGCAGTGTCTTTACTGGTAAAGTTTTATCGTTTTTAAGATTTTCAGTTATGGCATCAAGTTTTGCAGTAGAGTTTGCAGATTCTATATTATTATAATAATTTCTGCCACTTACAGCCAACTTCATAGAAGTCTCTGTGTAATTAAGCGTCAACCCGTTTGCCACGCCTTTGTTTATTTCGTCTACGTTAGTGTTGTAGAGTTCTTTATACCTTGGGTCTGAAGGATTAAGAGTTCCCATTTCGTTGATGTTTGCATCAAGAACTTCGTTAGCAGCTAAAGAACTTTGCGCTTGCCCACGGTTAAACGTGTTTTGTTTTCCAGCAGCAGCTTTAGATAACATAATGCGAGAGACACGGGCTTTGACCGCATCACGCTGGCTGTTTGTAAGGTTCTTAATACGATCAATTTCTGCTAACTTTTTTGTTTCAAACTTTTTAAAGTTTTGAGAAAAAACTGCGGTTTCTGTGTCTTGATTATTAAGAATTAAATCGTCTGCCTCAGACTGTATTCGCACCGCTTCTTCGTTAGATACTCTGTCAGTTTCCCTTTTCTTCTCAGCCATACCAAACTGAAAAGCAACCTGACCAACTTGATTAGCAAACTGTGCCGCTGCTTGTGCAGGTGCTGCAAATGTACCAATGTCAGCCCGTGGGCTTACCTTTCCTGCTGGTGTAGCTACCGCTTGACCCATCCCCTTGTTATACATTGGTATTTTCATGTCTTATCCTATCAAGCCAGTAGTTGTGCAGAACGAGAACCGCCAGACAATAGTGTGCTGTAAGCCTGTGTTTTAAACGCTGATGATCTTGCAGACGCGGATGCACGAGCTAACGCGGCCTCAGATGTTTTGTTTAATTCATCTATATCTCTAGCAAACCTAATGTTAAGGGCGTCTAACTCTGTATTAAAGAATGTGTCTGCAATCGCATCTAACGGGCTTCCTGCTATTTGTACGCCAGATGCTGAAACCGCTGTTCTTTGTGCGCCAGCAAGCCTGTTTGAGTTCTTACGCATATTAGATTCTTGCTGGGTTTTTTGCCGTACTAGCAAATCACGCTCTTGCTCTGCCAAGGTAGCGTTAAACTCACCTACCCCTCTGGCGGCTCTTGCGGCAGCCATATTGCCTTTGTAACCCATCATTCCTGATACGGCACTTGCACCAGCAGCTACTGCCATGTAACTCATTGCGCTATCCTCGCATATCTAAAGTAGTCAGACTTATCCAGCCCATACTTAGGCATGATACCCTCAATTTCAAATCCAAGCCAGTTCACAAATCTGTTAGCAGTTTCATCAACTACGGCAACGCTTGCCTGTATTCTGTGAAATTTGTGAAATTCTTGAATGTGGTTAAACAAATACAATGAATATTTAGCTACGGATAATGGCTTTGAATAACCTTTTTCACTGACTACCATCCAAGCTTCGCCAACGCCTTGCCACATTAAAGACACACCGCCTATAGCAATAACCTCATCATCTTCCATAACAGTGTAGGCAGGGCATCCCTCATTCTGTGCTAACGACAGCTTACCTTCATGCGAAAAGGCAAAGCGTGTTTTTATATCTAGCACATGCTCTTTCTTAAAAGGGATTACGTTAAGCATCGAAAGTATTAGACCTCCGCATGATTGCAAGTATTGTCATTGGCAAAGGCTGGTTCTGCCTAATAACAATCTGTGCATCTGTATCGTAACCAGATGGGAATGATATTTCCTTATCGCCTGTGAACATTGGCACAGCCTCATCCATTTCCATGCTGCTATCGCGGAAAGGTATTCTGTCCAAACCAGTAAGGTTAGAGCCTATCTCTGCCCCAACAGTGTTTAAGAATCTAGCGGTAACACCGTGAATACGCTTGATTTTACCTTGCGAAATACCATCATCAGCACCGCCTTCTAAGCGCAGTGTTTTTACAAAAGATGTGTATCCATAACCTATATGAACCTTACTTGCGCTTCTGTCTAAAGTAACAGTACCGCCAGTTACGGTCTTATCAGGATGCGTAGATCCATCAGCTAATATAGATACAACCTCGCCCTCTAGGTGGTTAAGGCCGCTAATGGTGGTTGTTGCAGTGCTATCGTATGTTAAACCGCTATCAACAAAAAAGGCATCAGTAATGGTGTCGTTAAAGTAGATAGAGCTTAAAAAGCATATATGACGAACAGTGCTACCGTTTACTTCTCTTTTAATAGATATATAAACCTGATCTTCAGATCCGCTTGGTATAGCTGTAATGCTTTCAACAATAGCCGCTGCTTGGTTTGTCGTGGTTAATCTAGTTGTATCAGAACTTTTAATTGACAATAAACCGCCAGCCGTAGGCGCAACCTCTTTTATAGTAACGACTGCCGCTGCTGGGTTTTCTACAACAAAATCTGCATGTGCATTAACAGCAGTAAAAATGTTGTCTGCTGTGGTGTCGTTGCTTTCATTTGGTCTAAAGCCTAGTGATGAAGCTGGTGATGTTCCCCCAGCCGCTTCAGATGTAAATGTAACTTGTGTGCCATCACTTTTTGTTAATACCAAAGTAGTGCCGACAGCTATGTTTGCGTAATCACTTACTGTTATTGTGACTTGTGCGCTTGTACCGCCTATAGTGTGTTCATGCCATCCGACTGCGCCATTAGCACGGTCATAGGTCAAACCGATCAATCTGCCATCAGTGTGTACAAACCAAAGCAATAACTCAGGCTCTTGCTGCCAAACCATGTCGGTAAGACCACCACGCGGAATATTGTCTGCAAGAATACTTAGATCGATGCCAAGCAAGCCGTCAGTGTCTAAATCAAAGGTAATCTCTTTAACCTTTTCCTGACCCTTTTGTAGCATAATTGTACTGTTGCCAGCCCGTAACGGTCTAATATCTGATATGCCAAAGGTAGTTTCACGCAATACATTTACGTTTGTAGGCGTAACAGGCTGTGTGCCAGACCCACCAGACAACGTAAACTCTGAACTTGTAGTCAGTATTTGCAAGAAACGTGCAGGAAGCATGTGCTTAATTACGTTTACCTGATCTGATGCAATAGTAAAGCTTACTGCATCGTCATCATTTGTCCCTGGTGAATGATTCTCAAAGTCAGCAGAAACACTCCCAAATACGGTCTGTGGCTGGTGTGTCGTTCCTGCGAAGTACAAACGCTCCTCGTAGAACGCAACGGCTCTGGGAAAGCCTCTAACGCCGCTAAACGCCCCTTCTGACCAACGAGTAGATGCTCCGCTTGATCCGACAAAGGCTTTAGGCAAGAAACCGCTTTTAGTTTGCACTGTTGCTGTTGCACTTGTTGCACTAGCTACAGCAGTTATTACCATGCTACCAGTGCCACTGTGCAAAAACTTCCAAGTAATAGATCCGTATGCTTCATCACCATCTGTGTGAACAGGCGGTAGTTTGCCACCGTTTGTATTACCAGCAGTTGTATTGCGATACACATTACCACCAAAACGAACTTCATCATTCTGGGCATAGGTAGTGTTTGTTTCCCATTCTGGGTGTGCTGCCTCAATAATCTCACGTAAACGCCACACAGATCCAATATGACCAGCCTCAAATGTACTAGCCGATGCGGTAACTGTTACGCTCCCTGATTCCGCTGAAACGTGTAATGTTGTTGTGGTAATGTTTTCATCTAAATATGCGCCATTATAAAATTCTATATCGGCAAGTGTCCATCCAGTATGGGCTACCGTTCTAGTGAGCTTTGCTGGTTCATGGTTTTTATGGGCTAGATATAAAACATCCGCAGACTGTGCATGATTTAACTCAAATATTTCTGTAACAGAATAAGTTGTGGTTATTTCTACAATCTTACCAGATGTGCCGCCACTGCCATACGTGGTGTATGCTGAACTATTTACACCAGATAACTGAAATGTATTAGTGGTGACGCCAGCCACTGTAAACTCAACATTGTTTACTTGTGTCATCCCTACAACGCCAGAAATCATAACTCTGTCACCGTTGCTATAACCGTGAGAGTTTGCAGTTACGACTGCTGGGTTGGCTTTTGTGATAGCTGTTATTGTTTTAGCCGCTTCAGTAACTATACCGCCATCTTTAAATATACGGATATAATTAGCACCAAACTCAAGAACGTAAGCTTGCTCATCGCTAAACTCAAAGTTCATTAACCTTACTTTGCCGCCATCTTTTGATGCACCAGCATAGTACGCACCAGGCCGTCTAGTAATACCGCCTTGAGGAAAGACCAACATATTAGATAGGGTTTCTGCACCCTCATTGTATTTAGCTAGATCTATGCGTCCAAACAAACGTGGAGACAAAGCCCCAGCGCGGAAGTTAGTTATAATGCTGGAAATCCGCGCCATGTTCTAATACCTAATATCGATAAAGTAATCCGCTACTGGCTGTTCTGGGTAGCCTTCCATAGAGTCCACACCTTTCGCTTCTTTCAAGCGAGCCTCATACATGGTGTACATTTGCTGGGCTACAGAGTTACTACCAGTAATAGCGTAAGCTGTGTCAGCCGCTAATCTGTGAGCTATAGCGTTAGATAGCAACGAATCATAATCTTCTGTATCTGTTAAACGTGATATGTAGATAATCTTGCAAGCATCATCGTTAGCTAAAATTCTGCGGCCTTCTATTTTAAACATTCTGTTGCTGTCATATGCAGCAAGATCATTGTTTACATTAGTGTTCCAATACGAAAGAACCCTCAAGCAATAAGGGTCAGTAGGTAATTGGAACTGGTGACTAAAACCAAACTCAGGGCTTACACTGCTTGCCGCAAGCTCTGCCCTTGCTATTGCAACATTCCAAGGGTGTGCGCGTAGCACTGCATCTCGTGTAAGATCAAATTTTCTATTGCAAAGTCTAGCTTCTTTGGAGTTTTCGGTCAGTGACGTTATCGTTGCCGCGCCTAACAAATCCATCGCTTCATTACAAATGTCAACTACTGAGGACATAGCAAACTCCTAAAGGGGAGAGGGGGCAGCAGACCGCCGCCCCTTCTAACTTGTTTAGTTTACAACATACTCAATGATAAAAGCCATATCACCAGCAGTGCCACCAGTTGCGTCAAAAGTTGCCGCAATGTAGTAGAATCCGCCTGGATCAGTGCTATCACCAGCCATTGTGTATAGCTGTTGCCCAGTAGTGTTGAGGTTAGCTGCCTCGTAACGCAACTCTGCTACTGCTGCGCCATCGGCAACAGAAGTGGCAAAGAAGTCAATGTCTTTTACTGCACCAGCATCTGTGTAGATGCCAACATCATAAGTACAGCTACCACCAAGGGCATCTGTACCTACACGCAAAGACATAATAGTTGCGTTACTAGGAACTGGCGCAAGCATAACAATATCACCGTTAGTGCTATCACCAGCTAACAAAGCAACATTACCTTGAGCTATACGGACAACGCCTTGTAGCTCTTGGGCTTTATTAGCAACTTGAGGGGAAGCCTCAAGATTTGCTACTAAGTCTGAATTTCTAGTAGTCATCTCTAGCTCCTATTAGTCTGGGGTTTCATCACAGAAGATTTGTACAACCTTGTTTTCTTCCATGCGTACCGAACCGATACTCATGCAATAGTAAACTTGGGTTGCATAACCTTTGTCTGCGCGTTCATCAATTCTAGCAGAAATGTCCTTACCAATACCCAAGGTAAGACCATCTTCAGCCCATGCAAAACACTTACGGATGTCGTTACTGTCAATGCTTAGACGGTTTGACATAACAAAGCGGAAGCCCATAAAGGTGTCCACATCGCCAGAAACCAAAGCTTTGACTGTGTTGAAATCCGAACTTGTTACTTGGGTTGTTCCTAACAAATCTTCGATTTGCTTTGGGCTAACCGCAATGTAGCGTGGGATCGAAGGATCAACATCTTGCACATCTAGTTTACGCTTTGCTTCAACTAGTTTTGCAACAGTTAGTCCATCGTTTGAAGATGCAGAACCTACTGAGTTAGTAGTTGCATCTAGGTTTGCTGTGCCAGAACCAGTTTCGCCTGTTGAGGCAGCACCAGTTGCAGAAGCAATGATAACGTCATCCATCGCACGCCCCATAGCAGCAGCAGCAGCCATAGCGTAAGATGAAGTCGGATCAATCAACATACGAACTTTATCCTGATCGTCAATGAGATCAGCATACTCGTAGTCAGCTAGGGAAAGACGTCTACGCCCGTGAGGGGTATCAATCTGTGGAGTGTCGGCGTTTCTTGATGTGCGTAGCTGTGCTGTTGCTACACCAATCTGGTCTATAAAGGCATTCTTACCAACAATATTTTCAATCCGCACCGTATCACGCAAACGAGAACCCATCTGCTGTGATAACATCTGCACGTTTGCAGAGTATTGTTGCACAAATGCCGTGGTGATTTCTGATGACATATTATGTCTCCTTGTTTCACACGGTTTAAGTTACATTGTTTTCGATGCGCTACCCTTACGGACACTTCTAGGTTTTTGAGCCACCATAAGGCTATCGTCTATCCGATTGTCTTCGGGACGGTTTGCACCGCTACCCCTTTGCGTTACCCAACTATGATACTTTTCAGCCAGTTCTACTGGATTACTTACATCACGTTGCGTACCAAACTCGACTGCCATTCTAAGGCATTCTAAGCGAACTGCCAATGGGGATAATTCATCTTCCATAATTATTCCCCACCATGAACCATTGTAAACAAGCTATTAACATGCTCTATGGCTCTCTGCCGCCCTGTAACATTCTTTCTATCATGATAAGGATGGCTCTTGTCATTCATAATAGCATCAATCTCTGATTGCGCTTGTGCTGGTGTAAACACAGAGTTTCTTGCGCCATCGTTAATTGTATCTTCGCTTGTTACTGTAGATTTAAAATCACCTATAGCAGCAAACGCTTTGATAAAAGCAGGGTGATTGCCAATCATAGTGCCATCTTCAAGACGCATACCTAGTATTTCATTGCCAGCAAATTGCTCTACAATGTCCTGCGCGGCAGCAACTTTGTTTTCAAAAGCATTACCCCACTCACGTTTTAAATCATTAGTAGTTTGTTCTAGTCTTTCTTGAGCAACTTGTTCCATTTGCTCTGTGTTTTGACCAATAGAACCTTTGTAGTAATCAAGTATTCCAGATGCTTGTTGAGGTGTAAGCCCAAGCTTATGAGCTATACCAGAATATTCTTCAGCCACTTGCTCTGTGATTACATTCCCATCTGCTGATAGTTCGTAGCCTTCTGGGGTTTCTGGTCTACCTAACCTACTGTAAATATTATCTAAATCTTCCTGTGAAGGATTTGTTGGAAACGGTATCTTGTCTGCACCAATAAGTTTTTGTGCATTAACAAAAGAACGCGCTAGATTCCCAACATCTTTAATAGGTGAAAGACTTGGATGCTCCCTTAGATCTTCTGGTATCATTTCCATGAAACCGTTACCAGACCCGCCTTGTGCAACCTCTGCTGGGGTTTCCAGCATTGATGGGGCTGTTTCTGGCTGGGCTACCTGTTCGGCAACTTGCTCTGACATAAATTACTCCTCATTCATCATGTTGTATATGTGCAATAAAACTGCACGTTTCCCTTCTTCAAACGCTGTAGCATTAGCATCGCCAGCTACATAACTTGAGGCTCTCCAATTACATCTTGCCTCAAGATCTCCTAAAACTTTTTTACCAGCATTACTTTCAAAAACATCAGTATACATGGTTTTAAGTTTTGTTATCTGTTCGTTCATTTAGATACCATCCTTGATGCTTGCGCTAATTGAGCTACATCTTGCACATCTTGGCTTTCTGCCTGACGCGCCATCATAGCCTCTTGCTGTGCTGCCTGTTCTTCTCTTACAGCGTCAACTTCAGACTGTGGGTTTACAACTTTCTTAGGAACGCCAAGGCTGTCCATAATGTGATTTACCAAACCATCAGCATTAATATGTTCGGCTACTGGCAACGCTTGAGCTAGTGGAAGCAGTATTTCCAATGCTTGCATTGTGCTGTTAAGACTGCTTGATTTCTGTGCGCGAGCTAGTGGTGATACATACTCAACATCTACGTCAAGACCTTGTAGAACTTCTGGCGGTGTTGCCAGCATATCTGCCCGTAACATCAAAGCAAATATACGGTCAATCATTGGGCGTAGCATCTCATTCATCAAACGCCCTAGTACTGGTCCGATTACGCGCATACGCTCCTCTTGGCGTTGCACAACCTCTGTAGCTGTCATATTAGGCGAACCGCCTGTTAGAAGCTGATCTACATAGAATGCTGAACGTATAGCTGTTCTGCGCTGTTCTTCCATATTCAGGCCAATAGGTATGTTTGCGCCTGTGTTTAGTGGCGTAATTGTATCTCTTGTGCCACTTCTAAAGAAGTTGAGTCCCCCAGGCTGGGTACGGACAGGGAGAAGAAATCCGTCATCAGGAACCAAAAGCGGAGGATCAATTAGTTTCTGTGCAGCTTGTATAATGGTCTTTGACATTAGATTTAACATCTTAACATCTGGCAACGCCACCATAGCTGGGGAACGCCCCATCACTTCGCCAGTTGCCTTGAGGAAGCGCGGAACAACGTATGGGAACTCTTGGAACCCGCTTTCTTGTATAACCATCTTTGTTTCCATGCAGATATACACAGAAGCAAAAGGCATATTTTTATTGTCCCGTTTAGTAGGATCGCGTTCTTTGCGTGGCATTACAGAATGAAGAATAGCTACTTCCTCATCAGGCTTTTTCTCAAATGTTTTTTGAATAAACTTGCCTACGTTTTCTAAGCCAAACCTTTGCACCGCTTGTCTTGCTGGCAATCTGTACTTACGAAATACAGTGTCAACGATTCCATACTGATCTTCAGCTACATAAAACTCTGATATGTGCCTTGTACTAAATCGTAAGCTGGTATTGTCCATTTCGACAAACATACAGCCCGTGCCAAAAACAACCAGATCCACATACATTTCGTGGACTTCAGTTTCAAAGTTAGACATTGTTATAGCTCTCATCATACGAGAACTAGTATCTTCTAACCAAGCTTGCACTTCTTCATCACGGCCTAGCTGGTCATCTTTTAGCGTTAAATGAAACCAAGGCGTAGCTCCGCTTGTAAGCATTCCGTGCAAAGAAGATGCAAGTAAATCAACGGCTTGCAGTGCAGTACCGTCAAATATAAGTTCCATTCTTTTTTCACCGCGACTGCGCTTACGCACAATATCGGCTTTGCGTGGCAGCATGTAGTCTGCCAGTTCCTGATAATGGCTATCCCAGTTGGAACGCTGGCTTTCTAGGTATTCAAACCTAGCTACGACTTCATTCTGCTTTTCCATGTCCTATCCTAACAATGTAGGTTTCATCACTGAGTTTTCGGACTCTTTGCCCAATATCCCAGCAACTTGCGTTGACTTTCTGCCCTTACGTCCACGCCGTTCCTGTGCCATAGCATCTTCTGACAAGGCAGCAGCTTGTGCGTAATCAGTCTCATCAGGCGGCTCTGGGGCTGGTGGTGGTGGCGGCGTAGATATTTTTGGCGTTAAGAAAGACATTTTATACCTCTTTATGTAGTAACAAGAATACCATACTCATCAGTTTTACCAGCAAGACCGCTACGTTTACCGCGTGTTCTGCGCTTACTGCGTCCCATAATGGTTGGATCGCCAGATACAATTACATCATCTTCTATTACTTCTGGGGTTATTTCTGGCGTTATTGCAGGATCATCTCTTGTTTGCTGTTCTATAGTTGGTTTGGAAGCCAACGGGCTTGCACTAGCTTGACCAGTAAAAGTTCCGTTTTCATCGACGCCAACAATATTACCACCGCTAAACACAGGCTTGCCACCAGCAATAATTTTTTGAAGCATGGATTCGTTCATTTGTCTTTTAAGTATAGCACCACCAGCAGTGGTAATGCTTGGAACAAGAATGTCTGTTTCACCTCTAGCCTCAGAAACCATTTTGCCAAGTGCGTTAAAATTGCTTTTACTGCCAAACTCAGAACGCCCAGCTAACGCCGCCGCATCCTTTGCACCTTGCCCAGTGCTACCTAACATTGCTTGGAAAGCACCAGGGCTTCTGCCCATCTGTGGGGCAGGGGTAGGAGCTTTAGCACCAAAGTCAGGATCACGAGTAGAGCCAGCTCTATCTCTAGACTGCAAAGCTTCAGCAGACTTTGTTAGCTGTTGCTTTTCAAACACAAGTCCTCTGCTAATTTCTTCTTCTCTGCGTCTGCGATCAGGCTGATTGTTTAAGAATGCGTCAAATTCTTGATCTGCTCTTGGCGTTGGGGCTGATACTTCAGCACCGCCAAAGATATTGGGGAACTGTTTTTTCTTTGGGGTAGAATTATTACCCCCGTTTCCACCGCCGCCGCCATTACCACTGCCCATATCAAGTCTCCTTTAACTTAAACCAGCCAAGCTTGCCAGTTTCTGTCCGTAACCATATAGCTTTATCAAATCCCATTTCGGTAAACATACCGATTAAATAACGAAATGATTTTGCTATATTACTCTTTCCGCCCAAACAAATAAAGTCCACAATCCAAACTGTATCCCCACCCCCACTAAAACCATCCACAGGAAATACATTTTCTATTAAGTATTTTTGTATCTGTCGCTCATTAGGAAAGCCCCAACTTGCATAACCTATAGGCTCAAAATCATCATCACAAAACAGAACGTACTGGCCTAGACTCATAGGCGTATCAACGTATTGCCGTACTTCTTTATCGCTCCACCAACTATGATATTCGCTATTTTCTACCAGTGCCAAAACGAACGGCTTTGACATTTCGTGCGTCATATCGAGAAAGGATTATATTCATTAACCGCGACTTGTTGCGGAGGTTTAGTAAAGCTTTGTTTATTCTCCAACCCAACAGCCAGATACCTAAACGCATCCGCAGCATGGCTCGTAAAGTCATGGCGCGGGTGATCTCTAAAAGTTTTTTTACGGTCATCCCATTCCTGCCTATACTGACGTAACATCTCTACGCCTGTGTCACATTTATCTCTATCAAAGTGGCATTTAGGTAAAAGCATTCTTGCCGCGTTAATACCATCAGCGACTTTCATCTTAGGAATAACTCTAAATCTAATACCCAAACTAAATGCTGTTTCCAGCCTACTCTTACCGCTACCTAATTCTCGTACCTCAATGTCGTGAGGAGCCAAGTGATCCCCCCAGTGGTAATCTTTCTGCCGTAATATCTCAGCATAATGATCTAATCCAACACCGCTACTCTCATAGTAATCAATAACATTAACAGCACCGCTTCTAAATACTTGTGCAAACCATATGGCTGTTGAATCGTTTATACCCAGATCCCAAGCGGTATGCACAGGGTAAGCAGGATCATATGGTACTCTTGTAATACGTCCAGTATCATCAGCATCTGCGAGCAACTTTCCATAGTAAGCCCCTATAATAGCAGCCGTGAACGAACACTCATACTCCTGCTCATACTGCTCTGGCGTCATTTGCACCCGTGCAGCATCCAGTTCGGCTTCTTTAACTAGCTGGCTTTCACTGGCCTTTACAATCTTCCAGTACCACTGGTCAGAACCATTAGCTTCCTCAGACTTAGCTTGCTCTAATAGATCAAAAAAATGATTATGCCCTGCTGGTGTACCTAGAAACACCGCGCCACCCTCTCTGTCGGATAGGGCTGGTCTAACAACTTCCCCCCACACTCTAGGGTTCTGCATACCAAATTCATCAAAGATACATAGATCTAAGTAAATACCACGCAAGCTATCTGGGTTTTCTGCTGATAAGAGGGTTAGCCTAGCACCGTTAGGAAAATCTACACGCAACTCAGTTTCATTAAACGTAGCACCTGGTATTACACCAGCATAGTATTTCACATAATCCCATGCAATCCGCTTGGCCTGTGTAAAGGTAGGGGCAACAAAAGCAACTCTAGGTCTTGGTAACTCACAAGTCAGAGCCTTCTTTATCAACTCATTAACAGCCCAGACAGTCTTACCAAAGCGTCTGTGCATAACTAACACATTCCATCGCTTTAAATGAGTGTGCATCTCAGCCTGTATAGGACGAGGCTTATAAGGTATCTTAACTTGCATCCGCCTCAGAAGTCTCCCAAACTATCCTAACAGTACCGTCACTAACCTCTACACCAGCACGGCTCTTATTATCACCAAACCTGTCAGATATTACCTTAGACGCCTTCCACCTAACATGACTAGCATAATCCCTCAAGACATTAGGATCGTAATCCTTACGCCTGTGCAAAGCATCACTGTATAACTCATCA